GGGAGAGAAGGCGAAAAGAAAGGGAAGAAAAGGATGCCGAAGATGAAGCTGCCAGAAGAAAAGCTGAGCGTGAAAAAAGAAAAAAACAACGCGAGGAAGAAGAAATGATGCTTCAGAGTCCAATTCCTGTTGTTCCTTTATCAGTCGAGGAACAGTTGATTCAATTAAAAGAGGCCAGCAGAGCTGACCTCTTGATTAAGATCAGCTGCACTTGTAAAGCCTGGCACGGCTTGGATATATTCCCATGTACATTCACTAAAGAATGGCAGGTCATCATCACGTTTGACTTTCCACCCTGTTTCTGTCATAATTGTGGTAATAATTTCGTCTTGATTTGCATCAATAAGAAACATTTCACAAAAATGATCAAAAATAGAAGTTGGATAAAATGATAGCTCTCGAAGAGCTTGGTCTAATACCATAAATTCCCAATTAGGATCATGGGAGTCAGTAAAAGCCAACATTTTAGCAATCGACTTTAATTCAAGTCGACCAACAAGTCTTTTGATTTTCTCATTCCAAACAGGAGTACGTTTTAGAAAAAGAATTTCGGTCACAGTTTTATAGACTATCTGTGATTCAGTCTTTCGGGCAGGAGTAATGCCCATACAAATAAATTTTGAAAATTCCATTATTGATTCATGTGTGTAAACACTACGAACAACAGGCTTGACAAATTTTGTATTATCATCTCCATAATTAATTAGAGCAACATTTGTGAAAAATGGATATTTGATACACCATTCAGCAACAAAATTGCAATACGCAGGTGGAGTATCAACATATGCTGCTCGATGCATACAAAAATAGAATTGGAGAACTTCTAAAATTGCCTCATGGATACAATTCAACCATGTTGTACCTGAAACACCACTTGGAACTTTTGTTTTCATAAGAAACACATCATTTCCCATGATAACTACAAATTGTTGCAATGATTGTAACACAAGTTTGATACGCTTCGCCTCACGTCTATTTGCAGGATCCATGTAAAAAGGAGTCTTTTGGACTAACTTCCAAACTACATAAATTCCGTACATAATAACAAGGAGCTTCTTATCATACTTAACATAATCAGAATCAAGCCAACCAACATCAGTAAGAAACTTCTGAATATCAAAATCTTTCGGTAAAGTACCCATGATAAGTTCATACATTGCTAACAAACGATCATGAAATTCTGGTCCTGCAGCATTGATACCAATCTGACAAAATAAATG